AGTTTGTGTACCTCAACGAACTATACATTGATGGTGCACAAGTGGGGCATGGTGTCAAGACCCTCATGAGGATAGACAAGGACCATACCAGGCGCTTCAGCACACTCACGGACAACATATCAACGGCATTCGGCACTGCAGCTGCTGCAGCCAATGCAGGAGCTGATCCTTTTGTAGCTTACTGGATGGCTTGCACAGTGTCACTAAGGTGGGCGTACAGGATGGACAGGAGATTCATGAAGCTATCAGCTCTAGAGATGCTCACAGTTGCAATGTGCCCTGTCAGCTTGAATGGGTTGGGCATCAGACCAATCTGTTCAGTGATGGCCACAGGTGCGAATGACCAGCTGACTTGGTACTGTGAAGTGGTGGGCGGGCTCATAGACTTCGTCGGGTCAGCATCAGACAGGCGCATATTTACTGCCCTCCTCAATCAAGAAGCATCGGAGCCAGCGGCTGCTACAGTGCTGAAGAACCCATTCGGCTACACTGCAGCTACACATCAGTCAGCCGCAGGTGCAATTGCTCAACACTTCCGTGATGCTGCGAGGAGGAGAGGCTTGGCAGAACCTTATCTGAGCTTGGACAAGATTGAATCAGATGAGTCACACGAGGCTGCATGTGCTGAAGTCCTGAAGAGTGGGTCGTACGAAGCTTCTTTGCTAGAGGAAGTGGCCTCAAACATGCCTATGGCGTTCATAGACCAGATCATGGCTCGTGTCGAGAAGACCGAGATAGTCGCGTACCTACTGGGGAGCAAAGGCATTGGCCGACTGAGGAGAATGGTCACCAGATGTGATGAGATGAATGCTAACTCTGTCCTGTCCACAGTGCTCGAGGCTAGGTATATGGTTAACGACAAACGGGAGTGCGCAATACGTGCCATTTTTGGTGAACTCGACAATCCCAGACATGGCGGCAATAACAGGGCTGAATCTGCCGCTGGTCTTGGCTCTCATGCATATGTCTACCGAATGAGAGACAGGATGTTCACTAATGCAGGGTGGCACATATTGAACCACACTTACCCATGCCCTTACGCCTTGTGGGTGTTCCACGGACCTATCAACACAGACCTGGAAGAGTCCCGCCGCCTTACGACTCTGACGTATGACCCTAAACGCCTGTCTAAAACCATTGGTTCTGCAACATCCAATCTATATGATTCCAGAACTGATGGAATCGGCTACAGGGGATATGTCAGTGCGAAGTCTGATGTTGGTAACGAAATACGTGTGGCATTGTACGACCCAGTCCGTCGTATGGTGGCGTCAGGACTTGCGGCGTTCCGTTGGGCTCAGGCATCAGGTGCACACCACACAGCGCTGTACAACTTCTTCCTCTGGTCATGGGGTGGGAGAATAGATGAGAGGATGGTCTTGCTACATGGGCGAACTCCAATAGGGTCAGCAAAAAGGTTGTCGCTACGACACACCAAAGCTAGCCATACCGTCCTCATGTTCAACAACACGCAAGCCAGTGTGCGGGTGGATGCTCGAGCAATATCCACGGCTCAAGCCAATAAGAGCACAATGTACGACATGATGACATGCATCACTATGCTCCGTACATCGGGGTTGCTAGAGGCTGCACTCTACACCAGGACCGGAGGTGGGAGGTTTTCTTATGGGTTTGGGTACTTGGAGAATGCCGTGGCCCAGACTGTGATTCCCCGCAACCAAGAAAGCACTTTCTCTCGCGACGTGATAAAGGCATGCAAGCCATTCACTAGCATAGACAGCCCC